ATCAACACCCAACTCTTGCAAGTTGCGTGTGAAGATTGACTGGTTGAGTTTATCCTGTGCAGTATCTTCGTAAACAGGCCCCATCCATCGCCAATCAACCTGGCGATCACCGTCGGGCGCTAATCCAAGAACACCATCAGGAATCTCTTTGGTCTCGAGCGCCGTATCAATGGCCTTCTGTAACTTTTTCTCATAGTTCGCTTTTTGTTTTTCGTACTTAGCGACAGCAGCTTCGTCTTCAAGATCGTCAGGAGGAGCTGGATACTTAATTCCGGTCGCGTAGGCTAACGACTTGCGGAAGATCTGCTCCTCCTGGAAGATCATTAGCTCGAAGCACTTACAAATACCGTAGGTATACAGTTGCAAGCACTTCTTCTTAGCAGTTGCACTTACCCGTCCATAGGCTGATTTAATCTCCGTAGCAGTTACATTTGTAATGCTAAGGTCGTCGATACCGCCTAGGGCAAGCCGGATCTCACTACGAAGTTGTTCGGCATACCGAGCCTGATCAGTACTTACAGCGTTCGGGGTAATAAAACCGACACGATCTGTGGGCTCCAGGTTGGCGATAACCCTAGGCACACGCATGCCTTGACCGGGTTTACCGTTATATCCAGAGACCTGGCGAGTGATCGGGTCTTGCTTGTAGGTGGAGCTGAAAAGATTTAAATCAGAACCAAAACCTGACTGGCTTGAGATACTTGGACGCTGCGCAACATCCTGATCACCGCTCTCAATAATGTCCTGCTTGGGACGAGAGGAAAGCAGTGTCGGGTTGCCGAAGAACGAGAGGTTTGCACGGATGTTCTTCACCATCTCGTCATGAACGACGATCTGCTCAGCAATACCGTCGAACTCACCTGAGCCGTCGGTACCGAAAGCGTCAGGATTGTTGAAGACTTCCACGCATGGAATGAACTCCATGCTGTTTGCCACGACCTTCTTGTCGTACATGGCGAAATCAGTATCGGGCATGTCGAAACTGATTTCCTGCTCGCTGTGATACTCCTCGATCTCAGTAGCAGTGATACGGAGACGCATGTAGCGCTTATCCGTATTCAGGCCCACGCCACGGAAACCCTTGGAGGATTTCACCTTATAGGCGTAGATGATGATTACTTCTTCAAGATCACCCTCGGGTGAGTAGTAGGTGCGATATGCGTCTCGGTCAAACCAATAGAGACGGTAGGTCTTCTTGGTGGGGCGAATGTAGAAGAGGCCTTTACCGTATGAAAGGAAGCGATCCCAGATCGCATCTAAGCGTGCGTCCAGCTTGTTGAATTTAATGACCTGCTGGATGAAGTCAAACCGCTGCGTACCGAAGTTATCTTGCGCCGGGTAGAACTCGACACCCTGCCGAATCCCAAACATTTTCATTTGGGAAAGGTGCGAACTGACCAACATGGTGTCCGCTGAACCTTGACCATCGTGGTTCACGACGGATTTGAGGATAGCGTCAAGGATAGATTTACTATCGCTCATGGGTGCTTAACGGTTCGGATTATTCTTCAATATCGTAGCCAGCAGCAATTCGTTTGAGAGTAATGACATCATCCTCAACTTCGAGTTCAAACCGTTCGTTGGGCTGAAGCGCCATGTCATGGCAGAGCTCGTCGGGGAGAGGGATGACTGCAGAACCATATGCGTCCTGCTCAATCTCTACGTTGAAATAGCCGGTGGACATTGGAAACGATTCTTTAAGTTTAAGTCCAAAATACTTTATCTTCTGTCAGCTTAGAACTGAAGCTCCAACTTGCCTCTGGTCATCAGGCCGTTGCAGAGCCACACCAAAGCATCCACACAGTCATCGTGTGAGCTGACGCCGAAGTTGACGATTTCATCCGTCAAGGGACCGAAGCGACGGTACTTGTTGAAGATGATCTTCCGCTGCTCGAACATCCCCATGATGCCCCGGAAGCGTGCGACTTTGTCACCACGGAAGCCTTTGACCGCATGCCAGTTCAGGTTGTAAAGCCCGTGGTCACCCAGGCAGATGCGCTTGAAGTCAGCCTCCAGGGAAGCCTGGTAGGCAACAGCTTCTGACCAGATGTCGATGTTGCTGCCGGTGGGGAAGTACTGAGTGCCGTCCTTGTGGACGATGCCCCACTCTTCCATCATTTCCATCAGGGCCTCGAGCTTGTCGAGGTTGCCCATGATCCTGATGCGCTTGCAATCGATGATGTGGATCTTGTCTCCAACGCGTCCACCCATCACAAACACGGTGAAGTCGTTTTGCTCCCGGACACCTGCCGAAAGGTCAACGCCAACACCCAAAGCATCGAATTGCGTGGAGATGGTTCCTTTGACGATCAAGTCCGGCGAGAGGGACAACTCACTGGTTTGAACGATCTGGTTCTGGTACTGGAAGCTGAATGCAACTGGTGCTTGCCGTCGGCGATCCTGCAGGTACTCCAGGGACCACATCTCTGGCCAGTAGGAGATCTCATCTCCATGCTCATCGATGGTGATCGCTGACTGCACGATCTGCACCCAGTCGTTGGAGGGCGTGAAGGTGCTGTTGTGAATATCGTCGTGGCGGAAGCGGGTACCGAGACAGATTGCCCGTCCACCCTCAAACATGGTGGGAACGATAACCGAGTTCCAGTTATCCTCCATGGCAGCCCGGATGTCCCGGTTCTTGATATCGTCAGCGCTCTTGATCGCGTCATCGATGATACAGAGGTGCGAACGTTTCGAGGTCACAGCACCCTTCAGACCTGCACAACAGACAGTGAATTCTTCTTCACCAGTCGACTTGATGCCAGCGAACTTCCAATCAATGCTCCAGTATTCGTTGGAGTTGATGCCCTTAGCAATCTTTACTGTTGGGAAGATTTCTTTATATGTTTTACTTTCTTCGATGATTCGTTTGATCGCTGCACTCTTAGGACGTGCAACGTCAACCGTGTAAGAAATATAAAGGATTTTTAGCGGTTTCTTGTGAAGAGCGTGTACGCCAACAGCCCACGCAGTGTAAAGACCGAGGATTGTGGACTTTGCTGAACCACGTGGAGCGAGGATATCAATGTTGGGTCCGCCGATCCCAATTAAACATTCGGTGTCTTGGCCAGTGCACAAATACTCGTGCCATTCCTTGTGGTGACGGGCGGGTGGTTTGTCACCAACGACATCACAGAAATAAGCGAAATCTACGCGAGCACGCTCGACATCAACTGAAGTCGTCTTTTTAACAACGCGTTGTTGTGCAGCTGCTCGCGCAGTTCTGCGATAAACGCTATAAATACTGGTGCCTGCCATGCCTGAAGCATAGCGCAGTAATTTTTACGATTCTTCCTGCAGAATCTTTGTCCAGACTCCCATCGAAGCTTCCTGGAGTGGACCCTCGATTGGATCGTCACGGAAGATCGTCAGCATCTCTCTAAGAGCACGATCGGCTCCTGCCAGGATGAGGCCTTGCTTATCCATAAGAACCTTTTCGTCGTTGAGCTGTTTGATTGCTCCACGAAGTTCTTTCTGGAGCATGGCAATACGGGATGTGCCCATATCTTGTTTCACCATGCCCATATCAATGGCATCTCTGAGTTTGGAGATATCTTGCGACATGTTGTCGATCTCCATCTCCAGTAGGCCACTAAAATCCCGTTTCTTAAATTCCTTCTTGGACCATTCATCGCACTCCACGATGCTACCCATATACCCGAGGAATCGGGCATACAGGTACATCTGGATGGGAGAGCTAGTCCGTTTACAGAATGTGAGAAAGGATTCGCGGTCTTTGTCGGTTAAAGACTGAATCCAATCGATCATGTCCGGTACTGCTGTTGAGCTTGCTCGTAGTCTCGGTTCTCTTTATAGCGCCGGAACATCTCTTGTTGCAAGGCAGTCTTCCGTTCTTCACCACCTGCGGTCTCGAGACCAGCACGGTATTCAACGCCAGTGGCGGCGATCCCTTTCCGCTCTTCTTCACCACCAAGGACGCGGGTTGCCCGCTCTTCCTCAGCAGTCTTACCAATCGTCAGGCGCTGTTCGGCACCAGCAGATTGTGTACGACGGATGTCTTGACCAGCGAAGAACTCAGCGTTCGTACGGTCAAGCTGCGCACCCAACTCCATGTTGAGACGCATTTGCTTACCGCTGACTTCGTTGAGAGCAGCCTGAGTCTGAACCGACTGGGTAGGAACAGGAGTCGGCGGCGGTGGCGGCGGCGGGGGAGGAGAATATACGACTGTCGGGGATGGAGAAGGTCTGCTGCCGCCCATGGTGAGTTACTCGCTTTTAGTAGTTTATCGTGGCTTGATCAGCCTGCAGAAATATATTTGCCAGCGAAGGTGCCAGCAAATTGCTTGGCTGCTTGTTGTTGGGCAGCGACAGCACGCATCAGGTCGGCTTCACCGGCTTGAGCAGCTAACTGCTGCTGTTGCTTGGAGGCCATGATGTCCTGGATCTTGCTGGGCATCTGCTCCTTCGTACGAAGGTAGCGCTCACTAGCTGCTAATGCACGACCAGTAGCTTCACGACCAGCAGCACTTAAATACGGATAAGTAGCTGCAAGTTGCTGAGTCGTTTGACGAGTGGCTTCATCCGCAGCCAGACGCTGACGCATGACATCAAACGGAAGACCCTCACGCTCCAGCTGCTGCTGAACTTGGCCGAGTTCATAAACTTTTTGGGGATCAAGACCACCAGCCTTGATCAGGTCTGCGTACTGCTGGCTCGTCTTCTCAGCTTCAGTTTTAGCTTTAGTCTCGGCTTCCTCTTTCTGCTGTTTGGTGATATCTAAAAGCCCCTGTTGAGCTGTGGCTAAAGTAGTGGCGCTCGCCAGGGGATCGAATTTCTGTGCACCCATCCCGAAGAACTTCGCAAACGGGTTCTGTGCTTCAGCTTGTTGAAACAAGCCGGCGGGCGGTGTTTTTCCCGCCCGGATGTAAGCAAGAGCTAGCTCTCCTGATAACTGGTTGTACTGTTCTTCATTCATATCACTGGTACTGATACTGGGAAGTTAGTGCACCGCCAGCCTGAGAAGCGGCTTGAGCACCCATGCCCAGCCCAGCCTGTTGAGCAGCCTGAAGCATTGCGGCACGAGTTGCGATGTTTTGGCGAATGCCAGCAGCAGCCATGTTGCGCTCGAACTCAGACTTGGAGCGAGCTTCAGAGGCTTTGTAGATTTCAGGAAGCAGAAGACGCATCGCATCACGCTGGGTCTCAGCAGACTTCAGCTGCTCAAGACGGCGTCCCATACCTTCAGGGCCTAACACCGACAGAGGATCACCGGTCGGAGGAGTCGGACCATAGGAACCCATTCCGCCAGGAACGGCTTGACCGCCATAAACGGGTTCGCCAGTGCTGGTATAACCGATAACGCCAGCGCCTGCTTGAGCAGTGCGGCCTGTAAGTCCGGTCACACCTTGTGCAATATCACCGGCTGCGCCAGCTGCAAGAGGAAGGCCAAGCGCTGCACCGCCAACGCCCAGCGCACCAGGAACGGCAAGAGCGAGTTTATCAGCTTGACTGAGAGCAACGCCTTTAGCAGCTTTAGCTGTAGCAAGTTGAGTCAGCGGGCTTGCCCCTGCCAGCATCCCAGCAAGTTTGGTGCCAGCCATCCGAAGGCCTCCGCCACCAGCTGCGCCAAGTCCTGCCCCTAAAAGAGCCGTGCCAAGATTACCGCCGGAGCGCTTATATCCCTCAACACCTCCAAGGACGGCACCTCCAACAGGAAGCAGAGCGGCTAAAGGGAGAACCATGATTTAGATACTTTTTCTTATGAAAGTATTTTAGGTTGAATAAATCAACCTAAATCAATCAAAGAGCCCGCCAACACCGCCGCCAAGGCCTCCGCCGATCGAAGCACCGACCATCGGGCCGACACCAGGGATCAGGGCAGATGCGCCAAGACCGAGTGCTGTACCAGCAAGACGACCGATCGTGCCGCCGCGAGTTCCTCTTTGATTTTGAACACCAGGAATAACAATTGGTCCGTGTTGTTGCGGATAGACAACGCCAAGATTTTCGAGAACCTTTCCACCACCACCACTGGTACCAGTGCCAATTTTTGGACCAGATTCCTTCTCTGCTTCATCACGCCATTTTCTACTTCCGGCGCCGCTGTCAAAGGCATTCATTGCAAAAGCTTTCACGAAATCAATGGCTTTTGGTTTACCGCCAGAGTCACCTGATTCGCCCTTGTCACTACTAGTAAAACCTCTGAAGGCTTCCGGACCAACCATCGATCCCCAGTCCGTGTCTCCAAGGCTAGGAACATCTTTCCCAAGAACAGAGAACTTACCGCTTCCGTAAGCAAAAGGATTGTCAGATAAAGACATGATCAATACTCCTGGGATTTAAAAAGTTGATTTGCAATAGACATGGGATCGACCATGTTTGTCGTCATTCCGTAGTTAGCTTGATCGACCGCTGCGTTCTGACGAGCTTGGATAATCGCCATCTGGTGTTCAAACTTTTGCTGCTCCAAAGCAGAAGCAGCTTCATACTGCTGTTGGATAGGCAAAGAGTACGCCGATCCGGTGGCTTGGCCTGAACGCGGCTTATACAGCAGATCGGCAGCGCCACCGAGTAACGCAGCACCTCCCATCACGGCTCCAGTAGCAACGGTTTCTTCCAGAATCCGGCCACCGAGTGATCCTGCGGCTAAACGAGGAACTTTTCGGCCAGCGACAGCTGCAGCTCCTGCGCCAACTTTCTGTGCAGCAGCAATGCCTTTACCGCCTACTCCAGACAAGTACTGACCTAATACTTTACCGGCGAGACGACTACCTAATGTTGCAGCTGCCATCAGATGCTTACTCCTTGGTTGGGAAACTTACTAGCAGTATTTGGATCTTTTTCATTAGACCCAGCGGTCGCAGGCTGAGTCGCAAGTGGACCTAAACCTGCGCTAGAAATCTTTCTGTCTGGTTCAATCATAACGCTATTCCGATAATTAGCCAAGAAGTTACTTGCCCGCTGGTTAGTAGCAGGATCCGGGAACATTGGCTCATCTGTCGAAGCAGCAGCATCAATCTTCTGTTGAGATTGCTGAGCTAAATCGTATGGAAACTGACTGTCGGAATAAAAGCGATCTCGATCAGGATTGTTCTGTAGACGAACAAAAGCGTTAGCGAAATCCTTAGGACTGCTGATCGGACCCGGATCGGCCCCAAGGCGGTTGAATTCAGCAGGACGTTCTCCAGCCCGCCAAGCCTTATCAGCGGGATCATCGAAACGCTTACTAAAAATAGGCGCTGCCATCTAAATCAACCTTTTTTGCGATTACGCAGCTTAGTAAGGGTTTTCGCCAGGTTGGCCTGCCTCACAGTGCGCTTGTCATATTCATCGGGATTAGCTGTGACCTTGGCGGCAAACTCTTTCGTTGACATCCCGCGTTCCTCGGCTTTCTCTTTGAAAGCACCAGGGCGTTTAATAGCGTCATCAATCCAGTCGCCGCCTTCAGCCATCAATCCCAAATAAATATAATTTTATCAGCCGACAATACCGCCGATCTTAGAAGCGATCTCAGCAGCCTTAGCCAGCTCAGGAGATGTGGACTCCAGCTTGCGGACTTTGTCAGCAGCCACGGCAGGCAGCCAACCTTTGGCCATCTCGAAAGCGAGCTTCTTGATCTCTTCAGCGGTCAGTTCACCATCAGCGACGGACTCCACGGCAAGCTCAAAAGCCTTATCGATCTTGGAGCCATCCCAGTTATGGAGGTTCTGATCCAGGATGGGGTCGACGATGTCGTAAGCCTTTTGGACCAGATGGCCGTACTTGAGGAAGTTCTTAGCGGTGAGGTTGGTTTTCAGGAATACCGCCAGAGCGGTAACAGCAGCGCCAATGATACTGGCGATGACAGGTTCGAGGAAAGTCATACTATTGAACTATTTGAGCAAAGTCTATAGCCGGTCTATTTTTCAATCAGACCGGAGATTCTGCGATCTTACCGATAGTTTCGATAGCTTTTTTCTTTAAGAATGCAGCAGCAGGTGAACCACGGAAAGTAGCGCGATCGCCTTCTTCAACGGAAGCCTCACGAGCAGCGGCACGCTCTTCAAGCCCTAAACGAATATCCTTCGCTTCAGGGGTTTCTTTGAAGAGCACCTTAGATTCTGCACCAGTAGGGACACCGCCTTCGCCAACAGGGCGCTGAACACCAATTGAAACTGCAGTCGCTTTGGGAGTAGCAATCCGACCGATCTGACCCATGCCACTGGGGAAACCCTCTTCTGCGTACTGACCCACAGCTTCGCGATAAGGATCAGCCATTGCATAGGCGTATTCCTTAGGACCACGTTTGGTCTGCAGCTCGACACCCAGCTCACCACCAGGGTAAAAAGTCATCTCCGAAATTGCACGACTACGCTTAGGATCGATTCCGTAAGTTTGACTAGGACCTTCTGCCTGACTCATCGCACTGAGGTAAGGATTTGTTGAGAAGCTAGCAGTCTTAACTTCACGTGCAACTGGAGCAACTTCGATGGCTGTTCTTTC